CAAAACGGACATTACATCATGATGCCCAAAGACGCGGGACAAATGACAAACCTCCTGAGATACATTGATAAAATAGACAGGCAGGGCGATAGCCTTGAAGCATTGAAGGTGTTTATTCAAGCGGCATGGAACTTGAATGACAAATGGCTGAGGGCAAATTTTACCATTGCAAACATTTACGGACAAGCCTCAAAGATATTTACCGCGTATCAAACGACAAGCCCAGCGGCAAAGGACAAGGCGTATAATGACAGGATTCAGGAATTGCTTGCCGAAAGAATGGCAAAGTTTCAAGATTAAAAAAAACAACCAATTATGAACAATTTACCAATGATTGCAAACCGCGTGGAAGAGAAAATACAAGACGTGCAGCTTGTTATTCAGAACCGCGAACTTAGGATTTTTAAAACAGGAACAAAGGAAGCCATACCAAAGATTGCGCAAGTCCTCAGCCACTTACTCCCCGTGTATGGCATTGAGCCAAAGCCAGAACACTTAATGGAGGTCACGGACTTTATTTCAAATTACAAGTTACTTGCCGTGGATGAAATAAAATTGGCTTTTGAAAAATTTGCAAAACAGGAACTTGATATAAATGACCACAAACTTTATGGCAAAGTTGACCTTCATGCCATTGGGAGAATCCTTACCGCGTATATTAACTGGCGGCAAAAGATATATTTCGCAATGGATTCCGATTTGCAGGCGAAGAAGGAAGAAGAAGATCGGATTAAACGCCTGGGGAAGGTTGCTGAGGAATACGATAAGGACTTTGATAATAAGCTGAAAAACTTTCAAAAGCCGCTGGAAGAAATACCCGTATTTTGGTACGACGAATGTGTAAAGCGTGGTTATATCAATGAATGGAAGGAAGGAGAAAAAGAAGCATTGTGGGCTGAGGCGCAGGAAATGGCAAAGCAAGAAAAGCCTGACTCGGATAACATGATCGATCGCAAGAATCATTTGCGCAAGATTGAGGAAGGAAATATGCCACGCGCGCGCGCACTTGCTTACAAGTTAGCCGTCTGGCGCAAGGTGTTGCTAAGGGAATAATTTTCATGATTTGGTTTTGTTTTGGTGGGGCATAGAAATTATGCCTCACTTTTTTTTAATTTATTTTTGTAAATATTTTTTTATTCAAATAATTATTTTTAAATTTACGTATTGAAAATAACAAAAACGTATCAATCATGACAAACGAAATGCAATCTTGGAGATTTTTGTACACTAAACATTCAAGTGTAAAACAAGCCGTTACAAAAACTGGCGCATTGAAAGAAGGAAGAAATAGTAAATGTTCTTTCATTGTAACCGATGGCAAAGATTATTCTGAATGCTTAATGATAGCAGTGCAGCAATGCAAGTTCAATGAAAACCAGTTAGTAGGCGCAAGAAGAGTAAATTATTAATTAATCAGGGCGGTAACCAATCCGCCCACCTTTAAAAACTTACCAAATGAATATTACAAAATACACGGTTAAATGTTGCCTTGATAAAAAGCTGGGTCACTTTGTACACGTGACTTTTTCCCACGGCTTCGGCTTGTATGGGCAAACAAAGAATTATTCCCCCGAGGATAACATGGAGATCCACGGCTGGACATTTGAGCCGCATGACATTGACCTTGAATTATATCCATTAATCACCCATTACAACCTTATGCCCCTTGTGGCTGAGAACGAAATAGACTGGGTAATATTAACAAATCAATCACTTTAAAAACAAACCAAAAATGAACAATTCATTAGAACAAGCCGACAGGCTTCTAAATTATTACGAAGAAACGCAAATTAAGCTAAGGGATGAAATTGCTAAGCTGCAAAAGGAAGCCAACAATGACTGGCTTATGTCTTTAGATATGTATATGTATTGCCTTCGCTATACACACAGACTATCCGATGTTTACAAGACAAGGCCGTATCAATTTTACAAAGATGAAGTTTTGGGAATGATGCACAAATTTGAAGGACACGCCGCAAATAACAAAGATTCAAGGTTGTTTAAATTAAATATTAGCATCATTGAATATTGCACGGAAGCATTAAAGGAAATGGAAAAAATACCAGTACAATGATCAACATACAAGACTTCGCGCTCAATGCCTCATTGACCATTTGTCCTTCGCACATCGTTGAACCCCTTCACCTAAAAAAATGGTGGAGGGAACGCGGAGTGGGTGAACTTGAAAAATACTTTTGTACTGGTAAAAAGGTTAAATACGACGACGAAATCAACTGGAAAAAAATAAGCGACCATAAAAAACAAATGTGGTACGATTCATTAAATTTTCAAATTCAAGCAGGAAATGAATATTCTAAAAGGCAAGGTTAAATACACGGCGGGCAAAGTGTTCGAGGGTCAATATGGACCATCCATTAACGCCGCAATCACATTAGATAACGGAACGGACATCAGGGTTTACGGAAAACCAGATGACACAAAGTTAATGGCACTCAAGAAAGATGACGCCGTGACCATTATTCACGACGGCAAAAGTTATAAAGTCGCTTTTGACATGGTCACAGCCGACGAAATACCTGAAAAGGTACAAACACCCACCGAAGGCGCAAACGTGCAACAGGCGGCAAATGTAGCCCCTAAAAACAACGGTAAGCTAACACCCGATGAGATAACCGAGAAAGCCACGTTTATGACCTCGGTATATGCGGACATATTTCACCAGTTGCAAGCCTCAGGACTTGAGCCTGCCCAGGCGCAACCAGCCGCTGCCACGATCTTTATTCAAATCGGAAAATATTTTTAATCAATTTGGTACGTTTTTTCCCCAGCCTGAAATATGGCTGGGGTTTTACCGCGCCGCAAAAACAAAAGAAACATGGAAAACCAAGAAGAAAAAGAAACGTCTTTGGAATATTACGAAAGCAAAGTATCGCTTTTTATTATTCAAAATAGAAGTATTGATACAGGTTTTTTAATTGATGCTTTAAACGATGCAAAGAAAATGTATGCTGAGGAAATTGCTAAGGCTTTTGAAAAAGGATACGAAGAAGGCGTTAAATATACCGATGGACTTATAAGCGACGAAAAATTCCCATTTTAAAAACAAAAAAAACCATGCTCCTTCCAAAAAAATATATATCAGTCAGCCAAATTAATCTATGGTACTCTGACCGACAAAAGTACATTGACCGTTACTTTTTAAACCTTCCCGAAGAACCATCCATTTACATGGACTTTGGCAAACGCTTTGCCGAGGACACGGAAGCGTTTATAAAAAACGGTATAATCATGGAAACCTTTCCAGATTTTTACATTGACAAGATTCAAGTCTTTAAAGGGCTTGAGGCTGAGAAACCAATTAGCCTGAGCATCAATGACATTCAAGTCGTTGGTTACATTGACGCATGGGACAGGGAGAATAACCGCGTCATTGACTTCAAAACCTCAGGCAGACCGTGGACAATGGACACGTTGAAAGATAGCCTTCAAATGAAAGTTTACGCCCTGGCAATGTTTGTAAACGGTGACAGGATTCCCGAAAGCCAAATCAACTGGTTAGGGACAAAGAGAACGAAAGACGGCTTATCTTTCACGGGTGAAAGTTATGAATTAAACCATACCTTTGAAATGGACGATTTATTAAAAGCCATTGTTTTGATTGAGCAAACTTGTAAGCAGATAAGCGAGGTTTACAAAAGTTTTTTACACAGCCATTAAAAAAATAAGCCATGACCGATGAATTGGAAAGTGAATTGAAAAAGATAATGAGTTCAGATACAAAGGGATTAAGGTTCAATGATGAAAAAATCAGGTACGACCTTATTCCCCCGTTGGCTAACCGTGAATGTGCCAAAGTTTGGACAAAAAGACTTGATAAATATCCCGCAGGCAACTGGGAAAAAGGTATGCCATGGACTGAAGTTATAGCCTCCGCTTTGCGTCACCTTGAAGCCATTCGCCTGGGTGAGGACATTGACCCAGAGGACGGTTGTTTACACGCTGCACACCTACAATGCAACGCCCAAATGTTGACTGAATATTATTTTACTAAAAAGGATTTTGATAACCGTAAAAAATACGACAAATGAAACAAACAGCAGTTGAATGGTTGGTTGAAAAATTAAACCAATGCGAACCAATGTATAGCGGCATTCAATCAAATGCGCATAAAGAATATCTTGAAATATTAATTGAAGAAGCTAAAGAAATGGAAAAGAAGCAGATTATTAATTCTCATATAACTGGAATCATTGAACCTTTAATAATGAAAAATTACAAAGGATTTTCAGTTGATGAAATTAAAGTGGAAATAACAAAACAAGCCGAAGAATATTACGAAGAAACTTTTAAAAACGAAACAAAATGAATATAAAAACGGCAGTTGAATGGTTTGTAGAAAAATTACCATTAATTCAACAAGAGGGATTAAGAGATGAAATTGAACAAGCCAAAGAAAAGGAAAAGGAGCAGATAAAAGATGCTCATTTGATTGGTCTTATAACTTCAATGGAAATGGAAGCAACAAAACAATCAGAACAATATTACAACGAAACTTTTAAAAACAAAACAAAATGATTTTAACTGACAAGACAATTAACGACGAAATCGCGGAAGGTAATATCGTCATTGAGCCTTTTAACCCTGAGAACCTTGGCACCAATTCATACGACCTTACTTTGTCAAATACCTTGGTGCTTTACACGGAGCGCGTGTTGGACGTGCGCAAGAAAAACCCATCCACAACAATCATTATTCCCGATGAAGGGATAATTTTGCAGCCTGGCATTGTTTATCTTGCCTCAACTGTTGAATATACCCAAACCTTAAAACACGTGCCAATTTTGCAAGGAAAATCTTCTTTAGGAAGATTAGGTTTATTCGTACACATCACAGCCGGATTTGGCGATATTGGCTTTGCCGGACATTGGACGCTGGAACTTTTAGTGATTCAACCGCTGAAGATTTACGCAGGCATGAAAATTGCCCAGCTGACTTATCAAGATATTTCAGAGATGCCAAATGTAAGCTATGATAAAAAAGAAGATGCTAAATATTCAAATCAGGGCAAAGATCCAGTCGCCTCAAAGAATTATCTAAATAAGCAGCCATGACCGACGAAGAAAAGAAAGCAAAGCGAGCCGCTTATATGGTTCAATGGAGAAAAAATTTAAGCCGATTCCAAAAAGAAAAAAGAAAGTTGCAAAATAGTCAATACCGAAAGAAAGTGCGCGAAAGTTGGACACCAGAACAACTTGAAAAAGTAAGGGAAAGAAGTAGAATTTATTACAAAAACAATAAGGATCTATTATTAGCTAAAATGGCTATTTATCGAGAAAACAAAAAAAAAGAATCATGCTAACTGAAAACGAAAAGCAAAAATTAATTAAAGACGCTGCCAGTATCTTTGTTGCAGCTGGAGGCATTGTTACTTTGGCTTTTGCCATTTATTTCATTGTTGACACTTTAAAAAAATGGTACTAATGAAATACGAAATTAAGTACAATGACAAACGAATGATTATTGAAGCCGAAAGCGTGGAGAAGGCGCTGGAACAATTTAAAGAATTGAAAATTGACGTAAAAAACTTTGAGATAAGTATCTCAAAGTTTGGCGAATATAGGAAATGAGTGTTTAGTTGTTAAAAGTGTTCTTTTGTGTCCGTGTCAAATGATACGGACATTTTTTTTTATTTTATTTTTGTAAATATTTTTTTATTCAAATAAATAATATTAAATTTACGAACCGAAAGGAATTAACCAGTTTACAAATCTTAAAAAACAAATTATGGAAACCACACTTTATGCCGTTATGTACTTTGGCAACGCCACAAGATACCAGGATTTAAACTATGAAATCGAAGCCTTTACCAAGCGAGAAGCCGTTGAAAAGTTTTACGAAAAAATGCGCAATGAGGATTATTTTCCTGAGGACGAATTTGTTTACGGTGGACTTATTCGCGATTGTGACGGCAATGTCATTGCAGACGCCAACGACGAAACCATCGAATACGACGGTGGATATTTTTACGCTGAACCAGTAATTGAAAGGCCATGAAAGACAGAATTATTGATTACGTTCCACAAAACAAACGCCTACCTTACCAAGTCGCCGCAGGCGTTGGCGTTGCCTTCGTGGTTGGGTTGATTTACTCCCCAATAAATACTCAATATCATTATACTTCCTTCGTGCCAATTATTGAACGCGATACGATATATGTTCACAAAATTACAACGCTGACATTCCCAGCAAAGGAAGAAAAAAGCGAGGTCAACGAAATGGCTTATGGCTCAAGATCATACGGTTGGGAAATACGTAAAATGAATATCCATGAATTAAGGAAAAATCTTGAAGGCAAAGGTTTCCGAAACCTTGATAAAATTGACCTTTTTAAAATGCGTCGTATATGGCTTGCCTATTCTTACGAAGCCATGTTAATGAACGTGCATTATCTGACCGACTTTCCCGTTTCCATGATCTATTCATTTTTCATCATTGAGGCAACCACCTCAGGGGTTGAAACCGAACTTTGGCGCAAGCACGCCAACGCTGGCGGCGTCAAGGCTTTGAAAAATCAAAAGTCAGTTACTTACAAAACACGGGAGGTCATTCGCGGACGGGACAAATACATTCGTGCCAAGTTCATGAAGGCATCCAGCACGGAAGAAGGCATGAAGCTTTGGGCGGGTGTTTTGAACTCAGGAAGGTACGCGGAATGTAAGAAGGCAAATTACAAGATGAAAGGGATACGGTTGTATGAATCCATTTGTAAATGTGTTTATAAATCAGGTTATCACACTGACACCGATTACAAATTCCGTGCCTCATTAATGGCTGAGTACTGGCAGATCAAAAGGGATAACTTCCCTTTGAAGAAAGAATACAATGTTTTTTAATTTTTTTTTATTTATTTGTGTAAATATTTTTTTGTTTAAATATTTATTTATATATTTACATATCGAAACAAACAAAACGATATTTCGCCACTTAAAAAAAAGATTATGTCAGCTGTAAAAACAAATATTTGGAATCTAAAAGTAGGTGATACTATATCATTTACTAATTATTCAGGTAGCAAAATAGAAAGGATAATAACAAGAATAACTGACAAGAGTTGGTTTTGCCCAAATAGAAATAGTTTTGGGACTCTTGCTGACTATCAAAAATCCTTTAAAGATTTTAAAATAATCAGAAACGAAAACTAAATAATCACCTTACAGGGCAGTCCCCCAGCTGCCCTACTTTTTTACACACAACAAAAAACAAAATCAAATGGAAAAGAATTTTAACAACCTTCAATTTAAATGGACATTTGAGTCAATCTCAGATAACATTCCAACCATCATGCTTTTAACCATTATCCTAACGTATGGCATCAACGCCTACCTAACCGCCATTTTTCTCCCTATTGACTTTTGGCTTGCGATCATTGCGGCAAGCATCTTGCAGCTCGGACGCTTTGCCGTGGTTTTCATGGACTTTCTTAATCCGACTAAGGGTAGAAGTACTTACCCACCTAAAATAGCATTAGGCGCGACGCTTGTAGCATTGGTTGAAATTTTCTTCGGCTTGCAGGAACAATACGAAGGCGGCGAATTTATCACCATGTTTTTATTCGTGGGAACCATCGTTGTTTTTGGTTACCTGCTGGAAATCAACTTTGTTGACAAGGGCGTGGAGGCTTATGGAATCAATGCACCTGAGCCAATCAAGCGCCGCAAAAGGAAACCACGTGTAAAGGTTGAGGCAAAAGCAACGGAAGAAAACACCGGAACAACGGCAAAACATTTTGTATCTTCATTTAAAACAATAACACTTTGAGGACACTGATAGGCGTTGACCCAGCGTTAAGAATAAAAGGAATGGCGGTTTGCATAATTGCAGACCGCACCATGATTTTTAAAAGGTATAAAAGGTTTGTCGATTTTATTGGCGACGTTATAACCTGGGTAGCATACGAAAGTCCGATTGTTTTGGTGGAAGATTCAAGTCTTCAAAATGTGACCTTTAACAATTCAATCAACCGCGCGATCCTTTCGCGAATGTCCCGAAACGTTGGCATGAATCAAGCCGCTTCGCGCATTGCTTATGAATGGATTAAGGATAACGGTTTTGAAGCGTACAATATTTCACCTGAGGCAAAGGGTAAAAAGTTTAATAAAGACGTCTTTATGCGAGTGGTCGCAAGCGAGAGATTAAAATTTGAACCAGATTTTAAACCAACCAAAATAAGTCAAGATGAAATCGACGCTTTCTTTCTTGCACTTATGGCAAAAAATTATATGAAACATGGAGACAAAATCAAATGAACCAGCCTTTGCAAGCATTCATACACCATGGTTAAAAGGCTTAACCAAACGCGAATATTTTGCAGCAATGGCAATGCAAGGAATAATAGGCAACAAAGATGGACTTGATATTAAAATTGAACGCATTGTTGAAGGTGCGGTTGACACGGCAGACGCCTTGATTGAGGAACTAAACAAAACAAAGACAAATGAAAAATAACGAAATAACAGACGGCTTAACCAATGAACAATGGAAGGAAGCGCAAAGATGTTATAACGCGCGCCCAGCTCCGATCCGCTTTGCCGACACGGTAAATAGCAAGCAATCGGTAATAAATTTTTACCTTAATCCTTTGATTCCTGAGACGATGCCCACCTATCAATCAATGAATAAAGAAAGAATGATAAGCATTTGTTATCAACTTTATCATTCAAAGGAAACCGATATTTTGAAAGAATCAGCCGCAAGGCTTATAAAACTTATAATTGATTGATTACTAATTTGTTGAATTGTTGATGTGTATATCGGGGCTGGCATTTGAACCAGCCCTTTTTTATTTAAAATATTACCCCTTGCGTTTTCGCATAATCCACGACCGCCCGAGCATGAGACAAAGCCAACGTATTTTGAAACACCGGGTCAAACATCATTAGCGCGTCGTGGTAATTTGTAAAGAAGCCGTTTTCGCTGAGTACCGCTGGCATATTTGTTTGGGTAATAACAAAGAAACTTTCTTCCTTATCCTTATCGCCGTCCGTGGTATCCATGCGATACACCCACTTAGGGAATGCTTCCTGAACCTCTTTGAAAAGGAACTCCGCGTAAATGTCCGACCTTGTTTTACCTTTGCTCGTGAACACCTCGAATCCCCTTGCATTGGGCGAAGTTCCCGCGTTGCCGTGAATGCTGAGGTATAACGAAGCTTCATAATTCTGGGCGTTGATATTTGCCTTTGCCACGCGCTTAGTCAATGAAACGTCTAAGACAGGATCGTAAACGCGCACCACAGAAAACCCCCAGTCAATTAAATACTGCTCAATCTTTGCCGCAACGTCGCGGTTGAACACGCCTTCAAAGAACCAACCGTAACCGTGGAACTTTGCGTTGTTATGCTGAGCGCACTTTGACGGGTACGTCGTATAATTGTAAGGTAATTTTTTCTTTGCGTCAATGCCTCCATGGCCCGCGTCAAGGAATACACAAAATTTAGATGCTTTCATATTTTTATATTTTTAAGGGGAATAGAAATCAATCTACTCCCCTCGGCTGCCTAAGGTAGCGATTCTTCTGCGCCTATAACTTAAATCCAATCAATGCAAAAGCCATACCTACGATTGATAATTTGGGAGGTAAACTCACTGAAATCTCCTTTCCAGCACATTCTTTAGATGTCTCCTTAATCTTATCCCAAATGATTTGAGCCAATTGGATGTATTCGCGCCAAGTGAATTTCACTTTATTTCCCTCAAGATGAACATTTATTTCCGAAGCCAGCTCCGCAAAGTTCATTGAATAACAAGCCACGTCGCCCAAAGGTGACTTAATAGTATCAGCCGATTTTAGGGCTTCTTTTAAATTAGTCTGCATTTTATTTGTTTTAACGTTTAAAAAATCTTGATATTAATGTTCCGAGTTCAACGCCAGTGATCCGCTTTACATTTTCTGCAATGCTGAACAACTCAGTCCCTGCAATCATCATAGCCACCATGTAAGTAATTGGAACGGGAATTGAAAAAGTATTTTTTGCTCCTTCAAAAATAAGGATTGATACAAAATATACAACAATCTTTTCCGTTGTTCGGTACAATCCTTTGCTGCTTATTTTTTGCCCCTCTTTTTTTGCCGCTTTGATTCCCGTAATTGTATCAGCAAAAACAACCGCGACCGTGAATAAAAGGAATCCTTTTATCGGGACGATAAACGAAAAAATAAAGCCCGTAGTTAATGCCACGGCAAAGAACTCATAACTTTGATGTAATAGTTTTAGTATTATTGCTTTCATTCTTTTGATTTTCTCAGGATTAATTTATTTTCAAAGTCCTTATAAACATTTGCCTTCGTTAAATAAATCACCATTCTATCGCCTTGATTTGGGTAATTGGAAATATAACCATAGGTGTCTGAAATGATAACTAAAGGCTTGTTTAAAGATTCCCCGATTTTAATCCTCAGGCTTCCAGTTTGATTTACAAATATTTCAGCACCCGCCACAACCTTTGTCCCGTTGGCAATGGCTTGATAATTACCGAGCCAAAACCTTTTAAATTGCTCTTGCAGATAATCAAAAGAACCCTGTATTTTTCCGTTGGTTAATGATTTGTCTAACTTAATTGCATTGGCAATAAATTTGTTTTGCCTTTCAATCAGGTTCAAAGCATCAGCCATTTTCCGTGCATCATCAACCAAGTCGTTGGTAAGGAATGGGACAATCAAATTAGAATCTGCAAACACGGTTAAACTTGAATTATCGGCATCCGTGATTTGCTTTACTTGCCAAACCGTGTCTGGGTCAATGAACACCTTTTTAATAATGATTGTATCCTGTGCGAAGGAAAACAAGGGGAAAAGGAAAAGGAATAATATTTTTTTCATGTTTGTTTATTTAATTGCCATCCATTGAAAGGCGTTAATAGATGTATTTGCAACTGCATTTCCATCATTATCGTAAACTCTTAAAGTAATATTTGTACCATCAACTGATTTTGGATTAATGTATAAGTTTGTTCCGTATAAAACTTGAGAAAATACAACTGTTGGCGTCCAAGATAAACCATGAGCAAAAATCAACTCGCCAGCTGCATCGGTAGTATTATTTAATCTTTTTGCAACATACATGAATCCGCTTTGATTAACACTTGTAACCTCACCCACCACATTGCTCCCGTTTTTTCCAAGTAAAGCCGAAGGCGTTGTTGATACCGTGCCAATTCTTAACTCACCATTTACGTCAAGTTCCTTTGTTGGCGCATTTGTTCCAATGCCCACGCGATCCGTCGAGGCATCCACGAAAACCATGTTTACGTTGCCGTCGCTTTTAACGCGAAAGTCTGAATCGGTTGAGCCTTCATTAAACACGGCTGAGGAATTAACGGTCAAAGGTGCGGACAATGTCGTTGCGCCTGTTACACCGAGGGTGCCATTGACATCTAAGGTAAATGAAGGCGTTGTATCGTTTATGCCAATATTTCCATTATTTGTTATATTAAATATTCTATTAAAATTACCTCCATTACCTAAACTTAAAGTACTGTTATTGTCATTAAATAGTCCTATTTTCCAAACTTGAACTCCAGCATGATCTAAATATAAATATCCATTTCTATTATTTACATTATTAAAATTATAAGAAATTCCATTTACCGCTAAATTTCCATTTACATCTAATTTTACAAATGAATAAGGTTGCATTTTACCTATTCCAATATTACCTCTTGGCTCGATAAACATTCTTGACGAGTCTATTGGATTTATATCACCTGAAGGATTTCCTGAAGTAGTCATAAAATTTATACCACCTAAAGAACTTGCCCCAGTTCCGTTATTTGTTCTTTGTAATCCAAATATTATAGCAGATGGATTGAAATTTGTTGTTGATGCTACTCTTTGTATTGTTTCATTAGTACTTCCAGCTTTTACATTGTTTCCAAAAAAAGGACTTGATGTATTAAGCATTTTATCCCAACCAAAAGACTGGTCTGTATTTTCGTTTTGAACAAATCTATTGCCATTTGTAAATAAATTTGCATCACCGATAGTACTTCCCGTACTTGTAAATTTAGGAATATAATTTATTGTTCCCGTTCCCGTGACTGGGTTGCTTAAAATTGTTTGATACGTCGAAGCCGCCGTTCCTGTGCGCAAGTAATTTGTAAGCATCGAAGCCGTGTCGCTTAAATTTAGCTTTAGATTTATCCGATTGCTTAATGAAGTTGTATCAATATTTGTTACTTGAGGCAACGCATTCCAAGTATTCGAAGTAAAATCAAATGAATAAAATTTAAGGTTGATTGTATCGAGAATGACCCATGCGTTTTGGTTGTTTATCGGTTGAATGGAAACCGTGTCGGATATTGACCCGCGCCACGTCAATCCGTCGCCCGTGGTCTGAAAACCAAGTCTTTGTTTATTTCCTGTGTTTGGGAATTGGGCGAAAAGGGTAAACGAAAGGAATATAAAAAGAATTGAAGGCAAAGTTTTTTTGCCTCCAATCTTTTTAATTATACTACTCCCTAGTTTTAATAATACCTCCTGCAATAAAATTTCACCTACTTTGCCCAATGTTTTTAGGAATCGTTTTTCTTTCTTTGGTTTTATTTCTTCGCTCATAATACTATTCCCATTGTGTTATAAATGTCTTTTATTTCCTCATGCTCATCGCAAGTTGAATCAGGGCAACCAATAGCAGTTGAAACAAAACCCGTTAACCCCGTAGCACATGAACACAAATAATCTTTAATCCTTTTTTTCTTTACGTCAAGCCTTTGTAATAAAGTATCTTGATAAAACTTTAAACCCTCAACGCCCACGTTTTGACCGTATTCATTATCAAGGGTATATAAACCATTTGAACCCATCTGCATTACAATATATGGAGATGCCTCATATAGGACGGCATTGGCGCAAAAGGATTTTAATTGACTGTCCCATAGTTGCTGGTAAGCCGTTGAGGTAAACGCCGTGGAACTTCCTTTGTCCGAAACAAGGGTATCGTAAAACGTTAAGCCAACGGCAGGCACAATCCAACGATATTCTGCATCTTGAATGTGAGGGCTAATAAGTGACTTATCTATTCTTATATCCGCTGGGGTTGGTCGTGCCACGCCGCCAGCTATTACTTCACTCGGTTGTATCAGTTGGCTCATTGGTTGGTGTTATTGTTGTTTCTATTTCGATAGGGGAATAACCTAATATTTCTCTTTTCTCATTCATTGACAAATTCTGCTCAACCGCAATATCACCCATGAAGGACACGGGCAAAGTGTTAGAAATGCCAAAGGTAACGTCAACAAACGCTGGATTATACGCGCTTATTTCGTTTAAATATGGGTTAATAATCTTTGATAACAAAAGGTTTTGTCTCGGCTTAATAACCGTGTTTTGCAAGTATTCCATTTCTTGACGTATCTGCTGATTAGTGCCAAGTTGTCCCGACGTTGCAAAGCCCGCAAGTGACTTGCTCCATCGGTTAGCCACGACAATCGCTGAGGCTGCCAAGTTTTGCAAGTTTAAAAATTCGCCCTCGTTTTCTTTTGACGTGGGAATCCAATTTGCTTTTAATTTTTCATCTCGTAAAATCTGGACAAACAATTTATGATTGTTGCCCATGCCTGTAAACTTTGATTCAATTCCCTCAACAAGGCTTTTGGCTTCCGTCTGCGTCATTGAACCGAAGAACTGTAATATACCCGACGGCATGAAGCCATTTTCAAACTTGCTTGTATTAAACCGCTGAATACGGTATTCCATTTCAGCCCACATCTTCGCGCCAATCCACTCAGGTAAACCAAAGTAAAAATACCCAGCCGCGTATTGCTTAACGTGGATAATTGAACGCTCCGTTCCGTCTTCCAATTTCTTAAAATCAGGATAAATTGGTATTTCCCTAAAGCCTTCGTTCTCGTAGTACGTGCCCTCGGTCGTCAACGGCACTTCTTCCCAGTTGTCATAAATGCCAATAGAACGAATTATCTGGTCAGCCTCGGCTTTTCTGATGCCAATGTTGTAAACGGGTACATGATAAATGTAAGTGAAAGGCTGACTGCCAACCTTTCCCCTTACAATTTCTGCAAAACAATTACCAAAAGCATCGTAATCAAAAGCCAAAGCACCTAATACTTCTTGTAAATTTTGGGAATGTAAATTGACCTGACCTATAACTTCCTCAATATCGTTTAAGGAATCATCGGTTATTACTTCGCCTTTCATTGAGGTTGTAAGTAATGTGTTAGATTTCCCTTTCATAGGGATAAATCCGTCACCTACAACCATGTTTACTTTATCCTCAATAATACGCCTAAGTGTTGGCGAATTATTTACGATGGCTATTAAACTTTTAAGAAAGTCATCTTTCTGAGTGAAAAATCTTACCCACTTTGCCCCCGTGAAATCAAGCCGCTCCCTTGAAGGTTCATTGAAAATGTCCTCTTGCACTAACATAGTGTTTGAGGTATCTAAAGTCACCGAAGCCAATAAAGGGCTTTGATTTCTTTTTAAATTTCTATTACCCCTGTTCGGTGTCGCTTGAATCGTTTTCTTTATTTGGCTCATAGGTTTTTTTCTCAGGAGTAAAAATGACGTGTTGGCTAACAGATGCGGGGCTGGCACTATACCAACCCCTTAATTCTGCTTGTGTAAAATCTCCGATAGCCTTTTTAAGTATTCCCGCCTTTCCCGTTGGATCAGCCCCGACGTAAATCATCAACTTACTTTTTTCCCTGACTATCATTGTTTATTAATCTAATGCAGCCATTACGGTTGCGCCATTAACAATAAATCTTGCTTTTTCCGTTGTTCGGCATGCAATCGTCAATGTTTCTTGGTTTGAATCGGTAAACAAAGCACCTGACAAACCTTCGACATTTGTTAACCTTGCTGGTCTTTTCTTTGCCCCAATCGTCTCAGCGCCCCAGATCCAATAGTTGCCCGTGTTTTCAACGTGAACACAAACTAAGCCGCAAGCCTGATTTGCCATATCTTGAATAAGGTTACGCAATTCCTGGTCACGGCAATTAATGACACCAACCAAACTTTGCTCAACGGCAACCGATAAAGTATCAGGGTCTTGCGTTACCGTTTCCGTGAACGCGCCTGAGTTGTCCCTAAATTCCACCTCGTAAAATACTGAAGCCGTGGAAGACATTGTGATTGCCGTAACCGCCGCCGTGGCATTGGTGGTGATACTGGTAACTTGATTCGCATTGGCGATATAAAGTTTACCGATACCACCAGCGCAAGTTCCATCGACGCATTGGTTAAGCCAACCGCTTGTTATTGAACTCATTCTTTATTGATTAGTAGCCTAAGCTAATTAATGAATGGTGAATATAATTAACACCCATTTTAAAACGAGCCTTAATATATACCTTTTCGTCTTTCTGGTCGTACCAAAGTTCTAAAGCCGTCTCAGGGCTTAACACGTCGGTTGCAAGCACCTTGTTTTGTGGCGTTGTATATTCCACATAGTGAGGCTTAGTTGTTCCAAGATTTGTTAAAATCTCATCCCATCTCCATTGAGCAACAACAGGAACACCACGGAACGTAAATTGCTCAACCCCGTTGATTAATTGCAATAGACCGTAGTCACCGCCGCCACCTTCTTCAATGTCTTCACGAAGCTGAGTGTAAACAGAACCAGTAACATTAAACACTTTTTGTGCCGCTGGTAAACCTTTTAACTGCAAAGGTGCTTGGTCATAAATAGCCCTAAGGATTGCAAAACCATCACCCGAAGCAAGGTCTGAACCTGATCCCGTGTTTGTTCTTGGCACTAAGGCATTGGTAACCAACTCAGGATAATAAACAGTCCAAAGACCGTCTAAAGCATCATAGTTTGGATTATTAGATGACTGCTGACCGAAGTAGCTTAAGCGTTGAACGTCTTGACGAATTGCCTGTTGTGTACGGGTCAATAGAATGTTTTCAATCAACGTACCCGAAACATCTGGAAGACGCGTACCCGTTTTCAACAACTCCTCAAAAACCGTGTCTTCAAATTCATCCCAGCACATTTCTAAATCAACCTTCATCTTTTCAACGTCGATTGTTCTATCGTAAATCGACACCGAGCCCACGGGGTTAAAACCGCAGCCCGAGTATTTTCTTACAATGTTTTCCAGTTGCTGAACGAAAACCATTTTCTTTTTATTGGCAACGTTACCGAGGATACGAAATTGACCCCTTAAATCATCGTCAAAGAAAACTGGCTCTAAAAATATGTTATTCGCCTCCGTACCTCTGAAGGATACGTCTAATTGGCTTACCTCTGTTATTGGCATTTTAATTTAATTTTAAAGGTTTGCGTATGTAATCGTTGCAGTGGTGTTTGTTAACTGCGCTGCCGATTCAATTTTAAATGAGAACTCGGTTTTTGCTCCAGCCTTAGCCGTGGCAAAGAAAGCCTTCCAATCATTTGCGTGGTTTAACGCCGTCGTCGAAATGTCAAAGGCTGCTGAAGGTGCTGAAGAAATCCAGCGTCCGTGCGCTTCATTGCCACTTTCGTCAATCAAGTTAAACTTTAAATAACTGGAAGCACTTGTCACACCGTAAATAGGCGTAATCGTAGTTCTGTCACCCGCTGAAGCGATAGCGTATGTCACCGACACAGGAATGCGGTCTTCAAAGGTATCAACCCCGTACAACTTTTCAGCATTTAAGCCGTCAACGTTGGCGTAAGGGTTTGTTCTGTTTAAACTGTTTCGACCAACGTATGTATAATCGTTGTCAAAACTGTTCACATTTTGGGCGGTTGGATTGAATGCCATTATCTTTGTGAAATTTTGTTTTTAACTAATCCAGCAAAAGAATCAAACGGACTCGATTTTGCTTTTGTTTCAATAATCTTTTCAGATGTTGTGCCGCCCGAAGGAAGACCAACGCCTTTTTTTACTTGATTTCTTAGTGCCACCAGTTCGGTTGATAAGGTTTCTAAAACGCTTTCGATTTCACCGATTGAGTTCTTTTGCTCATCACTTTTTTTGTACATAGATTCCATTTCCTCTTTTTGCTTTGAGTTAATAGCGTCCATTTCATCGGGTGACATTACAATGTAACCTTTTTCCTTTAACATGGAAATAGCCTTTTCAACTTCATCCATCTCAGGCTCTTCAATTACTTTCTCCTCCTCAATAACATTTTCCACAACGGGAGTTTCATCTATGCTATTAAGAAGGCTTTTGATTTTTTCTAAAATGGAATTACCCATGTCATCTTCTTTTTTTGTATTTGTTAATAATGCGGCTGGTACATTCAAGAACTTGTTTAGGCTATTTTGCAACGGTAACATATCTATGTTTTTTTCGCCAACTTTCACAATTTCATCAATGAAGCCAAATTCTAATGCTTCCTGAGCGGTCAGCCATGTTTCGGCTGCCATCATATTCGTAATAATTTCTTTTAGGTTATTTTGATATCCCCTGCGCTTAAGAACCGCCGCCGTGTAAATGTCAAGTAACTTTGATTCCATCTTGTCCAATAATTCAGCCGTTGCCTCAAGTTCGTCGGCGTTACCCATCGTATAACTCCAAGGTCGGTGGATCATCATAAAAGCGTTCTCAGTCATCTTAACATTATCCGCTGCCAACAGTACAACCGTTGCAATGCTTGCTACCAAGCCGATTCCTGTTGCCGTGGTTTCTTCCGGGTAATTTGCAACTAAATCAGCAATACCCATTCCCTCGGTGACTGAGCCACCGCCTGAGGATATTGTCAAATTAATTGGCTGCCCGTTCGCCTGGTTAATCTTTGCCCTTACCGAGTTGTAAGAATTAACAGATTCCGAAATTTCTCCTAAAATATCTATACTTACTTTTGCCATGTTTTTTACTTTGTCCTTTTGGATTGCTTTATATTTCGCCTCAGCCCAAACCCTCATAGCGCTTCCACCCCATGCGTCATACATTACTGAGCCGCAAATTTCAGAACCGTCTTCATCAAAGTATTTGCCCTGGTCATACGTTTCCGCGCGGCTTAAAAAGGAATAAGTACGCTGCACTGTTTTTTCCGACAATCCCTCACCGTTGGCGATTTGATTCGCACGTTGCCAGCCGACAAGCGTACCACAATCAGACCCGTTCTTTTCCTTGTGGTCAAGTGCGCGTCGTGCGTTGTTCTTTGCGGCATCTGGATAATCGGCGTATGTCATAAAAGAAAAATAATTTATTTACAAAATTACTCGGTATCGTTTTTATCTTTTCTTTTTTGCTTGATTTGATAACCAAACCTTTCAGGATGCTGAACCATATTATAAACGTGCTTCTTTGAAATACCCGTTCGTATGCTTATTTCCATCATGGCATCCATTTTTGAATCATTTGAATAAAGGCTATTTGGATAAAGCTGCATGACCATATATTTTGCAACCGTCTTTTCCTTCACCACATCTGTTTTTACGAGGAAGGAAATAAGATGAAAGAAACTGGGCGTAATACCTTCCTTTTGGCAAAATGCACTGTATTTATTAAGGATTTCATGCGTAAAATCCTGCAATAAATCCTCGTTAATCATTTCAAATTCATACATTTTCATTCCAATATTGCACTATTTGCCTCATTTTACCGACTACTTTTGTCCGACACGCGGGACAATTTCGCCGCTCAGGCTCATAATGATTCACAAAATTGTTATAAATATTGAACAAATAATCCATGTCATTCGGGTCAATGCTCAAAACCCTGTAAGTCCTGTTGACCGTGGCGGTAACTTGCGCCTTGTATTCCTCTGGTATGCGTGAACCAAGTTCCCCCCAGATGTTTCCTGTTTTCATACAATTACACATTTATAAAGTGGCGTTTATTTTCAACTTGTTTCCCTCAGCAAGATCGCGGGCAATATCCTCGCTCACAACGTATGCTTGAAGCCTGTCAATCCTATTGTTTATCGCGTCCGTCTTTGCCTCCATGACTTGCAAAAATTCATTCATGTTCCCCTGTAAACCCATGCCTTGTATCGGTGGGCTTATCGGTGGAACCATGCCACCCTCCGCGAAACCTTTGATACCAAGCCGCCTAAAGGTTGGAGAACCGCCTAATAAACTTTGTTGGCGTTGATTCAATACAACCTCACCACGTTTCACGTAGGCAAGTACATTGTCACCGTTTGACCGTGTTGGTATGTTTTGCTTTTGATTAACCCTTTGCCCAGTTACAACGCCACCCTCAGCAAGGGGTTGGGCAATAATTGTGGCGGTTTGTATGCCTGCGAAAACACCTGCGGCAATGGCTTGCCCTGTGGATAATGGAGGGAAGGGAAATGAATTTAAGGCACGTTGAACCGCCAACGCTCCCTGAATGATTGATTGAACAATGGCTATTTTCTTTTCAGCCTTTGCCGCCTTTAATTGCAATGCTTCGGCTTGTTTGTTCTTTGCATCCAACAATGCTTTTTCCTGAACAATTTCTTTTTCTAATCGCTTCTTTTTTAAGCCCGTTGCTTTTTCCGCTTTTGATTCAAGGGTTGTAATATTTTCCTCTGTCTTTTGTATTTCCTCATTTAATAAATCTGTATCCTTTTTAAACCTTGCTTGCTGAATCGTGGAGAAAAGGTCAGTTATCGCCGTTGCGCCTTGTAAATAAAGTTCAACTTTCTTTTGTCTTTCCTCGTAAAATTCAGCCGTTGCATCGGCTTCCTTTTTTCTAAAATCGTCTGAGTTTTTTATTACTTGTTGAAAAACCTTTTGTAAATCGTCGGCTTCCTTTTTTGCTAAATCGGAAGCCTTAACACTTTTTAAAGGCTCAACCGTCAATGGAAGCGTCGCAAGTTGCTGGGCATCTTGAAGGTTTTTAAGCAAGTTACCACGGCTGGCATCAGCTAAGATTTGATTTTGTTGTTCAACCGCTGATTTGATTTGGTTATTAATTGCGTTCAACTTTACCGCAAGTTCTTTCTGTCTTCCTGAGCCAACCACGGCGTTGGAAAAGGCGGTTTGTAATTTGCTTCTTTCGTCCTCAAGGGCTGAAATAGAACCTTCGGTGAATGACTTGGCTACATCCTTACCTCCTTTATTTGCCGTGGTGCTTAATTCTTTATTTTGGGCTTTTAACCTTTTCTTTTGTTCTTCGGCGTTTTGCTTTTCAAGTGCAATCCGATCCTTTTCAGCTTTCTCAATAGCTAACTTATCCTCCTTGTCTATCTTTTGTTTTTCGGCTCTAAATACATCTCGATTTGCTTTTAATGCACCACTTATGCTTCCTGTTGTAAAAAATGTTGTTAAGCCTGCCCCCATGGCTTTTAAGGTTGCAGGAAACTCATTTGCAAAATCAAGTAAACCGCCTAATAAGTTGTTAAAAAATATCTTTGCTTTGGAGGATATAATTGTAAATTCTCCGCCAAACTTTGTGAATGATTCATTTAATTCCGATTGACTTGCTTCTAATTCTAAGTTTGTTTGGTAAAGAATTTCCTGTTGTGTTTGATATTGGTTTGTTGACTTTGTTACATCGTTGGTATTTTTTAAAATCTTTTCCAACGAAAGAATATAAGCTAACCCAGCATCTTCACCAGCTGCACCGAAAACGTCTGCGATAACCGTTTGTAATTTATCACCTGCAACTTCAGTATCACCCATTTTTCCGCTAACCAATGATAAAGCTTCGGCGGTTGTAATTGAGCCGTTGTTTAAATTCTCAAATAATTCTCCAGTAAATTCTTCGCCAAATGCACCCACTAAAGCATCTTTTGAAGTCTTTGTTTGTTCCCTAATTCTTAATCCAAATTCCTTTACAACATCCAAGCCTTTATCTGAATAAATACCCTGATTTGCCGCCTCGATTGAAATGGCTAAATAATCTTTAATACTTAATCCAGCCGCCGCAAATTGAGCGGGATATTCTTTTAAGTTATCTAAGAACTCCCCATTACTATCCGCTCCCTTTCTAAATCCTGCCTCAATGGCATCCAATGCCTCGTTAAAACCAATGCCTAATGATTTACTTGCCGCGTTGGCTGCAACGGTTATGTCGTTTACATCTTTTTTATATGTGGTTGATATTGCTTTTGACTTGCTTACAAAGTCGGTTAAAACATTTCCCGTAGCGCCAGTGAATGCCGCCACCTGATTAGAAAGTTCTTTTGTTTCAGCAACCGATTCATTTATACTTTGAAATATTTCAGATATGCCACTAAAGAGGGTTAATGCTATTCCAATGGCGCCAAGCGATTTATTGAAAGCTCCCGTGGTTTGTGTTAATCCATTTATTCCCTGAGATAAACCGCCTATTGTACCTGTAACTTGTCCCAATGTTCCCCCAAGCTTCGGGAAAAATTGCCCCAATGCTTCAGTATAACCGCCGACGTTTCTTTGAAATTGTCCAACCGTGGCATCAATGCCCTTTAGCTTTTTATCAAGATTATTTATACTTACAAGAAGGTCTTTTGCCTCCTGACTTGATTCTTGCTCAGCCGCCGCCAAATCCTTGTATCGGTTGCGCTGGTCGTTTAACTCCTTGCTTAACTTTCGATATGCACCATTGGCTTTGTCGGTCGCGGTTATTTCTTCGTTGCGGCTTTTGATTTGCTCCTTAACAACTTTATTAACCTCCATTTGCGCCGCCTTCAAGTCAACCAACTTTGTTTCAAGTTTCTTGATTTCTTGAACGTCGGTTGTTTTCTTCAGCTCCGCATTCACGTCGGCAATGGCTCTTTTTAATTCCGTTGCCGTTTCAACCGTTTTACCAAGCCCGTCTATTTGTATTTGAAAACCTATTACTTGTGCCATTATCCTTTTGTTACTCCGTTTACAATAACTTCATAATTTGCCCCATCGTAATGGGTATTCACATTAATACCAATGGTTGAACCACTGATAATATATTGAACCGTTGGTATTAACTTTTGCCCGTTCTGGAATACAAGTACATTTGCATTCGTGTTGCTTACTTGCGTTATACCTGAGTTAACCGCCAATACAAGTACATTGGTCATTGAGTTAAGGAACGGCGTATAAGATAACTGAATGTTTACCGTCGCCCCATTTGCTCCAACCAAGCCGCTTCCAGATCCTGTTACCGTTCCACCCTGAGGCGGTGCGCCTGCCAAAGTTATCGTATTACTTACTTTACTGAGGTCATTTACATTTGGCTTTTCATCGTATAAGATAACCGTTCTTGCTGGGCCATTGCTTTTAGGATTGTATTCTAATTCTTGAATGATGAAATTTGAGCTTCCAATCATTCCCTTACGCCTGAATGATAATTGTGTTATGTCCTTGTTTTCCCATTTTACAAAGGTGGTATATTGCTTACCAAGTTCAATGCGTTTATAAGTTTGTAAATGAAAAGTTTTGAAAACGCCTTGCATCACATTTGTATAATTTGTGACTTCATCGGAAAAGGACAAGTTAAAATCTCCGCCACTCGGGTCATTGTAATTTACCATGAAAGCTGCGGGAAAATCAAAAGCCGACGCCGCTGAACTTGCTTCATCGTACAGTCTTACATATCCATCTAAGCCGCTTCGCCTTCCTGCATAATAAAGCAAACGAGGCGCCAAATTATAATTAGGTTCTGCATCTGGCACCGTGTTATAATCGTCACCAAAAACAAGCGGCATCTGGGCGCCATAAGTTCCACCGGTGGTTATTGCAACGTCGTTTATATGAATAGCTTTTGCAAAGAACTTTGTATAAAGAAATTCAATGCCATTTGGAAACCTGTCCTGAGGGAAATTGTAACCCCCTGAATAAATGTTAACCCCGCGCCTTGCTTCCTCTTTGTTCGTCGTATCGTCATCCGTGGCATACGCCAGTACCTGACTTGATTTGTAATTATCTAATATCGTTAATTCGCTTCCATCAATGTCACGGGTATTTAAATCATATTTATTCGTATCCTTAAAAAAGCCGTCAAAGGTTGTAAGGGTTATCGCTCCGCTGGCGTTGGCTCTGTATCTTACCGTATAATTGTCCTTAGGATATGCGTACACTTGTTTGCTTAGTACGTCGGTCTCCCATGCTAAATTAAAAACGGTTGTAAGGTCCGCGATTATATCCTTTACATACCAACTATTAGGTATAACATATTGCAAATTTACCGTTTCTCCTTCCTCCAGTCCTTCCTTTTGTGCCACCACTGAGAATGAACCACCGATAACAAGGTTAAATGTTACGTTCTCATATCTCAGCCTCATGCGGACCGTGTCCCCTTCCACCAAGTCCCCCAGGAATTCAAGGGCAATAGAATCATTTAACGTGGTTTCATTGGTTAAATCATACGTTGAAACGTTGTTTCCGTTGACCTCAAAGAACAATATAAGTTCTGCGAATTGGTTTAAGTCACCAATGGAAGCCGTTAAGGTAACGTTTAACTCAGCGATTAATTCATATAAGGCATTAATCGGGACCGTGTAAACGCCGCCTGAATAATTGCCACCCGTGTCAAAGTTGGGTGACGTTGTTTCGTTTGTGAATGCAATGTTTACCGTGCCATAATCACCTGAGGAATAAACAAAGGAAGAAGGCGAAGGGTTTGAGACCCTCATGTTTACAAAGTCTTTAATGTAATCCGCGTCAAGGTTTAAACCCATCGGAATAATCAAACGATTAAAAGGATCTGTTTTAAAAATGCTATTAAGTTGATACCCTTTGTTTGCAAAAGCCTTTTCCAATATTTGCCAAATGAAAATGGCAGGCGTCAACTCATTGTCAACAATGTACGTTTCATTCTCCCACGCTTTCCATTTCATCAAGATGAAGCAATGTTCGGACGTCAATGGATTGTAATTGGTTTTTACCGTCGCCGTGGAAACGGTTATGTCCTGCCAGCCCAATGACCTGACTAAAATATTACCCACGTCCGCGAACCAATCCGCGTTGTTTCCAATCAATGCGACCTTGTAATTATTCGCCTTGAATCCGTGGTTCATTGCATTCAATTCGCCTGAATCAAGTCGCGCTTTTCCTGTAAGAATTGGCACGCCATTTGCCTCAAGGCGTGCAGGAAGTAACTTGTAAGCATTATTTACAATGACGTTAGGCGTCTCAATGTTTTCAAATATTTCAATGTTTGTCTTTGTGCCGGGTAATGTTACATTCCTCTTTGAGTGCGCTCCCGATATGTTACCAAGTTCAATATTTTCAATCGAATAATCAATCGTTACATTAACATCCTTTTGGTTTAAATCGACCTCTTGATTATTTATAAATAGTTTTATCATAACTGAGCGACTGGCGTATTTTTATAAATAATTTCAAATGAAACACCAATATCCGTTGCCCTGTTGTTATCCGTATTTATCTCCCCGTTGGCAATGGTAACATTAACATATTTGCCATTCTCAATAATGTACACCTCAGGACTATTAAACATTGTGGCAATGTACAAAGCATCTTCATGACTTACCGCCACTGTGACCGTTTTGCTTTTGTTTGACCTTTGATTAACTTTAATCACATTTTTATCAAACGTATTAGCTTTTGGACTTGCGGCAATGTTCCATCTTTGCGCAAGGTTAATCGTATCTGCGTTGCTTGTTTGCTTATCAATTATTAGTCCCGTGAATTGGTAACTTTCCGCGCCGCCGTGCTTACCAAACCAATGAAGCTCAATGTTATCGTTGCAATTTGGGTAAATGTAAATACGTTGACTTTCGCTTAAGCGCGTGTACGTGCCTGAATAAACTCCAACGGAAACATCGTAATAATCGTATAAATCTGGATTGGTTGGAAAATTGCCTGCATGAAAAATGGCGCTACTTCCAAATATATTTGAAACACCAGCGGACAATGAATATAAATCATTTGTTGCCGTTGAGTTTAAATTGTCAACAATGGTAACGGCTGAAGAACCTGACTTAAAATAAAATTCAAATTGAGCCGCATTGGTGCCACGTCCGAGGTAACTTAAAAATATGTTTCCTGAGGAATTGCATTTAATAAAATCATTCCTTTGTGTTAGGAATAAAAAAGGATTTGCAGACGGTTGATAAAAATCCCCCATGTCATATTCCCCATCGACAAACAAGGAAGGTAAAACATAAGCCGTGGTGCTACTTTGCGACGCCGTGGAGGTAACGACAAAGCCCGATGAATTAATCGTTTGATTAAACGCCGTGCAATACAATGATGAAATAACGTCGGTATTATTTGTGAGGCTGAATCCGTAAAGGTTTCCGAAGAAACTTGTTTTCGCATTTGTCTTTGGTGCAAGCTGAGTAATCAAGAACGATTGAACATTTGTATCAAATACCGCCGACGTTCCACTTGTCCCCGTCTGGGCCGCCAAAAAAGATCCTTCAAGCGTTCCATCAAGGTAAACATTGATTTGTTGCTGAATCACCGCCGAGGGTTCAATAGAGCGAAACGCCACGGGGTAAAGGCTGCTTGATATGGTATCAGGGTTTATCGTGTAACTCATCTGTTAAGAATTGATTTGTAATAACTTTCAATCGTTGCCTCCACGCTAAAGGTGACCGCGTTCTCGATTAGTTCAATAAACTTTGCACTATTTTTGTCCAAAGCCTGTTCGATGAAGCCCGTGCGTTTACCTGTTTTGGAATACTTAATAACGCTATTTTTCGTCGGCATTCCCTCTTTTTTATGCTTACTTGCGATAGCGAACGCAATGCCTTTAGATTCCTTTTCGCTTTTACCCATTCTTTGTTGAACATATTTCATCAAGCCTTTAATATATTCGCTTTCTTTTCGTCCGCTCCCAGGGTAATAAGGTATTCTATTTGCTGGCACTCCTTGATTATTTATAGCCATGTAATCAGGTATAAAGCCTTCGATAATCAAAGTATTGATTTCAAACCTTACCATTGTTTCCATTTGTTTCACGGCTGCTCCCGTTAACTCATGACCCTGTAGCCGCCATTCATTGGCAACAACGGAAATGGCTAAAACGCTAATATCTTCGGCTAACTTTTCAAGCATGGTTTAATTTACCGTTAATACCAATGCACTTGCATTGAACTTAACTTCATCACCCGTTGCAATAACCTTTGATGCGGCTAATGTTCCATAGAATAACATATTTCCCGATGTACTTGCATCAAAAACAGCTACGTGAGTTGCCGTTGCTCCACTTGCTGCACTTGAAGTAATGGTAATCGCTGCTGTATTACTCAATGTTGCCGTACCACTTGTTACCCTTGTCCATCCACCAGCCGCCACCGCAACACGCGTGTACAATGCGCCTGTTGCTGAGCCTGCTTCCGTTGGGTCTTGGGAATACAATTGAACAAATGTGGACGTTGGAGCAGCGTCAAAGGTTGTGCCATTTATCCACCCTGTAATTTCGTCTTCTAAATAATTTGAAAATGCCATGATATTTATTTTTTGTTTGTTAATTTAATTCTGGAAAAATGACTGTAAATTCAATCGGTGTTCCTAAAATAGGTAACAAGGTTTCATCGTAAATAATGTACCAAAATTGAGGGTCATTTAATTCTGCAAATTGGTAGTCAACCCAATTTTGTGTTACATCATTTGGATTCAAGGGAATGCCATAGTATTCATTACATTGTAACTTTGCCGCAATGGCTTGGTTTTCCGTAGTGTATTTGTAGCCGTTAATAGATACCATAATATGTGTTTATATTGGTGTTTATTGCAGATGCATTTACATCTTGGTCTGTAGGATATATTATCATTTCATTTGTAAATGATTCTTTTCTTTGTCCAACTGTACCATCAAAAATGATACTTACCTTTTGTCCTCCTCCTGAAATACCAGTTGTTTTACTCTGTTCTAAAACATTATTTTTATAAAAATTAAGTTTTACATTATAATCAGATGTTACAGAAATTAACATATAATTAGTTGTGTCAAAATCAGCATCTGTAACTTGTACGCTTCCATAATATTGAATATTAGTATAATTTAAATACAAATAAGCATCTGCACCATGAAGAAACACAGTATTACTTCCTAAAGAAGATTTTTTGTATGTTATAAAAAAAGACGTATCTAAAAATTCTCGATTAATTAAAGATATATTCATACGATTTGAAATAGCAAATTTAATAATAGGCTTAGTATTTTGTAATATTACAACACCACTGCTTACTATTTGTGGTTGAGTTGCAGCCGTTTCTTGTGTTGCATTATTTGCATTCCCACTTTGGTCGTACCACGTTGATACAAAACCATTCCCAACTCCGCAAAATGCTAATAAAGAAACTGTATCAAGATTACCATTTACAAAACCAATGTCTTGCTCCGTGTTATCCGATGACCTCCTTACCCTTATTGCATTTCCTGCATAAGCCGTGCGAAGTTTACGCAAGGAATAAGCGGCTGCTGCATTTGGATACAAGTCCAAAAGTAAAGTTGCTGAACCCGTCACCGTCAACTCCGCTGCCAATGTTCCCGCTCCTGTTAAAGACGATGAAGGCAACTTGCTTATCAATGCACTTGCGTTTAAACTTGCATTTGCGTTTAAGGATGAAGCTGCAAACTTTGTAATCAAAGGATTGGCAAATATACTTCCGTTGCCGTTTAAACTTGCTGCAAATAACCTTGTGATAAAAGCGTCGCCCACCAATGTGCCACCAGCATTCAAAGAGGATGATGGTAACTTTGCTAATTGGATATTTGCAGCTAAAGAGCTTTCGGTATTTAAATTTGATTGAGCCAACTTTGAAACAAGGGCAGTTGCACTAAGCGAAGAAGAAGCCTGTAAGGTTGATGTCAGCTTTATTATTCTTGTTATTGACGCAGTTAAATTACTTGAGGTAATAATATTTGCAATGCATTCAATTAAAGTAGAAACAATAGGTTCACAGTTTGTTGGAACAACTAAAGTAAAACTAAGCTGCACGGTAATCATTCGCTGCAACCCTGTGAAGGAATCAAAGGTAATAGACGGCGCCTCAGGAATAAAAAGGTAATTAGGTAAAATGCTTTGTTTTACCTTGTTCAACCTTTGCACAAAGTAATTTGCATATTCCTGCAGGGCTGCCCACTTATCTATTTGCAAAGTGAGATCCGCATCCCCTTCATTATTATATCCCAATAAATCGTCAAAGAACAAAGTAACTTGGTATGTGTCTTGCTTGCGTGTTTGGTCTGAGCCGATAATCGTTGGCACGGAAAAGAAAACACGGGGAAATTCGTTCAACTCCTGAAAGTCCTCAGTGTTTCCTTGTCGAACACGGTCGGAAGCCCAACCGAAATTGTAGCTTTTTATCGCCGTTATATTATCCGCGGTATCCTTGAAAATGTCGCTTATTTCCCTAATATTCATTTTTTACTTTGCTTTTGTATTTCATGATACAAGTTATCCTCAGCCGCTTTGGACGCAAGGTATTGAAATACCTCGTACAAATTTGCCCTTTCGCTTGATTGTAAGGGCGTCAACCCTGCCAAGTTAAACAATCCACATTCAGCTATTTTCTTTATTGTCAAGTACCAACCGTATTTGTCATTTAATTGTCTTGAAGCGCTGGCATACTTTGCATCGCCTTGCGAAGCATAGAGGTCTGCAAATCGACTTGATAACTCTCGCTTAACTTCGTCAAAAAAAAACCAATTTCAAAGCCAACTTGTAACGGCAATTTTAAAAAGTCAATGCAATTCCTTTGAAATACCTCGTCGCTATATGCCTCGTCCTTCTTCCTGAGCAACACGGCAATGACATGAAGTAACCCCTGAGCATCATTGTTTTCAATCGCCTTGCGTCCCTTGTCAAATTGAGCCGCCTCAGCGAACTCAAGCAAAGTGGACTTTGACATTAGCTTATCAGGAAGATAATACAAAGTGTCATTGAAGTCGTATATCTGTTTATATTTCAATTCCTCAGGTACGCTTATTGCATTGAGGATCTTTGTAAACATATAAGTTAAATATTTCAACTCCAGACTTTCCGCAACCTTGCCATAACAGGCATCTAAGGGAATGCCCGTAAAATAGTTTACCACCTTTGCCATGTACGGGTATTTTACTTGCGCCTCCCAGACTTCGTCCATGATTCCAAGACACTTGTACAATGCCTTTTCATTTGCATTAAACTGTTCAATCAATGCTGGAAGGAAACGACGCACATTGTCTTTGACATTATCTGTCAAAAGGATTATTTCACATTCCTTAACCACGTCCGCCCATAATTTAAGCAAGTCAATGCCTAACTTCTTTGCATACGGTTTGATTTTATCATACGCCGCCTTCATTTGCTTTTGTGCCACCAATGCGTCAAGCTCAACTTCGGGGTATTGAGGAAGGATAAATTTATGGAAGTAAACGTATTGTTCCAGCGTTATATCCGCTGCCGTCTCAGGATAAAAATACTTTTTATCGGAATGAGATAAATGAAATTGTACCATTACTTTTTCTTTCCTTTGCGTGTTGATTCGGGTGAATTGTCAGCCAATACGTCGCCGCTTGTTTCGGGTTCAAATGGCTTTGCCGTTCCCTTTTCATGCTGGAAAATTGGAAGGCTGGGCGGTCGTGACCATTCCCTTTTGATTCCGTTGCCTGTGAGCTTCACGGCTTTTTCAAGGTGTCCACGCATCTGCAAATATTTCTTTCGGTGTTGCGGTTTGTCAATTATTTCTTGCGTAACCTTTTCGATTAAGTCAATAATGATAACCGCCTTTTCTTTATCTGTCATATCTTTTCATTTTAATTGTAAGCCAATAAATCGCTGCCTTGTGCCAGCCGTGAAAATATATACCTGAGTGAATCCATGCCGTGATTATCAGCATCTAAGGGCGTGGACGATTTCTTATCGTTCCAAATGTAATTTCTTAATTCATGCTTCATGTTATATGATTTTTCAGTCACAACAATTTGATAATCTAACATTTTTTTAATCCCTTCCACGATTGACCCCGCCCCTTTCTCAGCTTTGTGTACATTCAAGCCACTTTGGTTTAATGCCTCAATCAAACGTGGTTCGCTTGTGTCCGCAATTATCATGCTATTTGGGTGAACAAATTGTTTCATCTGTTCAATGACTGCGTCATAGGAAAGCGATTGTTTATAAATCACCTCGTCAACGTATATCTTCTTTGCGCCCGTGTCAACCGCAACCTTAACAAGCGCCAATGGGTCTGGATAAAATCCGAAGTCAAGCCCGTAGGCGAAAGGTAGGCTTGTATCAAATTCGCCTTCCACCCAGTTTGGAAATATTACGCCCTGTTTCTTATCCAGCCATTTGCCCAAGAACCTGTGCGCGTATGCCTCAGGGTACTTGGTTTTAATCGCATCTATCTTATTACGATAATCTAAACTAAGATTATTAAAGTTATCTAAGTACGTTGTATGTATGTGCGTTATATCCTCATGCGTGCTTATCGGTATCGAATGCCCGTCAATCGTTTCCATACGGTGCGACTTTTCAAACCACCGCTTCCAAATCCAATGTTCCACGTCCTGCGGGTTCATGACAAGGATAACAAGGTTGGGCGTATCAGGCATACGTATTGATTCATCAATGGTATCAAAGTCCTTTTCGCTTACAAACTCTTCAGCCTCGTCAACGATAAAAACATTTAACCCGGGTATCGATTTTAACTTTGCCGTTTGGTTTCCCGAACTTGTTTTAATACCGGAAAATATTATTTCACTCTTTGTCACCTTGTGCCCAATCTGCGCATTGGTCATATTGAATTCATCACCCACGCCCAACAAGTCAATCTTTTCCCTGAACTCTGGGATAACGGAAATGTTGGCGCTTGATAACGTGTACCGCGTAAACAGAACCTTCCAGTTCTTATAAGCCAATAACATATTACAAGCCCAAAGCCCCACGGTAAAGGACTTTGCCGAACCACGCCCCCCAGTAATCAGGAAGTAACGCGTTCGCGGTTGCCAAAGGGATTGATATTTGTCACTAACTTTTATCTCCATTTATACTGATTCGTTCAACTCATTTGCCTCGTAAATAATATCTAAACCATATTGCAAGGCTACTTCATGCTCAATCTTACAACCTCTTGCATTCTCCCAGTCTTTTGCAAAATAAACAGTACTGCATTCGCTCATATATTCAAGTGACTTTGCTAAAAAACATATAGGTAAATGAACAACTCCTCTTAAACTCATGGAATCTTGAGAATACCATACATCTTTAAAGAAAGTATAAACAACTACTAAGTTTTCTTTTTTAGCATATTCAAGAAACTTGTTTTGAGCGTTAGTAATTTGTTCCTCTGTTAAGCCATTCATTGGCTGACTAATCATTATTTTACTCATTGTTATTGTTTTCCTTTGTAAATATAATCGTTGGCACGGTCACCTTTTCCCCTTGCGTCGTGATGTCAATGTTTTGCTTTGCTTTGCCGTATGCACGGTCAAGGAGCAACTGAGCCGCCTTGATATCACCCTTTGCCGCCTGTTCCCTTAGCTTCATGATAATCGCCTCCGCCGCCGTGATGCCGTCCTTTTCCTGACCCATGACATTTGCCATTATCAAGTCAAGGGCAGGGAGCTTCTTAGGGCGACCGCCTCCATTGCTTCCACCATCTTTTAGTTTGCCTCCGTTCCTTCCTTCTCTCATTTTACGGGGTTTTACACGGTTTTATATTCTTTTCCATTCCTTGTAATTTTTAACGACGGGTCTAACTTTGCCATGCGGTCAATGATAACGGCGCAATACTTTGGTTCTAACTCCATGCCAAAACAACGGCGTTTCAGTTGGTGCGCGGCAACCATGGTAGAGCCTGAACCGAGGAACACATCGAGAACCAAGCCTTTCTCTGGGCAACTTGATTTTATAACCCGTTCGCACAATGGAATGGGTTTTGGCGTTGCGTGTCCTCCTTCATCGCCTTGTCTTAAATGTCTTTCAAATTTCCAAACATTATTAAAATTATCATGAACATTATTAAAATAGGCTCGTGTACTATAATATTCCTTTTTTAACTCCTCGTATTCCTTTTTTAACTCCTCGTATTCCTTTTGAAACGCTTGTATATTGTTTTCAATGCAATAATTTCTCCAACTATCATAAGTGTCTTTAGTTGGCATCATCCATTGACTTTTATCAAACCAATGGCAGCCACTTTTTTCACTGTGTCCCGCAAGTCTTTTGCAATCTTTTATAGTTAATTTTGCTTTGTCTTTTTCATTATCTAAATAAATTACAATGCTATCCCATCCCTCAAAATAATTATCTGCATTATTATTAAAACCTTGAACACCACACATTGCAAATAAACATTTTTCGTCTGCAATCGCATAACTTCGGGTGTTCTCTGAATTTTGCCCCTGTCCGTTTCCTTTGTCCCATGTAATCAAATTTCTAAACGTTGCCTTTTGCTCTTTAATGTATGGTTTTAAAATTTCGGTATAAATATCCATTAATGGCTCGTCTGTTCCCCAGCAATAAAAAGAACCGTTATCTTTTAAATGAGTAAACTGTAAAGCAATCCATTCACGGTTAAATTGTAATAAATCGTTATAATTTAAGTTATCATTTAAAACCCCTTCGTTTTCTTTCTTCATGCCATAAGGCGGGTCATTGTGTCCTAAATCCGCCTTCTCCCCATTCATCAACCGCGCCACGGCATCCGAGTCCGTTGAATCCCCACAAAGCAACCGATGCTCCCCAATCTCAAACAAGTCACCAATGACAATGTCCGTTTCAATGCCACCTTCGGGGACGTCGTAATCGTCTTCACTTGCCTCAAGTTCCTTAGCCTCATTGTCAAACTGCGGTATCTCCAACCCCCACGCCTCCAAGTCCACCACGTCCCAATCGTTCGCCAAAGTGTCCCAGTCCCATTCACCAAAGGCGACATTGTCAGCAATGATAAACCGCTTCTTTTCCTCCTCGGTTAAATCGCTGCTTCGCTTTACCCATGCTTCTTCAATGTCCGTGAATCCAAGTTCTTGCAAAGCCCTGAGCCTCATGTTGCCCCCAAGCACCACGTTGTTTTCATCAATGACCATTGGGCGAAGCGAAAGCATCTTTGGAAACTCCGTGATACTTTGCTTTAGCTTTTGAAACTTGTCGTCCCTCAGGACGCGTGGGTTGTTAGGATTTGGTTTTATATCCTTTAGCTTCATATTTTCTTTAGCAACTCTTTAATTAATCGCTTGTAAACCTTTGTTTCAATTTTCTTTTCCAACCGTCTTTGTGCATTGATTGCAGCCGCCCTTTCTTTCCACCGTCTTTCGGCTTCTGGATCCCAATAAGCGCCTGAGCATTGTGGTAGGTCAGCATTAACCGTGGTGTTTGATTTATATAAATCCTCAACCGTGCTTTCTTTTTCGTTTGGGTCAAACGATACGTCATTATTTCCTCCAGATGTTCCCATTATATACTTTCCATTATTTCCAACCTTAAAATATTTACCTTTTTCAAGTCCCTTTCCTCCTGCAACCACTTGTGCCCAGCCTCTAAGTCAACAAAGTACGCATCATCTTTATCCAATGCCTTAGTAAATTTGTGGATTAAATCTAATTCGTTTTTGTATGTCCGCACCCCTGGAATATTAAATTCTTTGATTTCCTCAGGCGCGTAGGAAATACAACCAGCAACCAACATTTCCATCGCAAAGTTATTTGACTTCGCCTGATTGAAATTGTCAATCGTTAAGGGAAATACGCCATAGTGCGGCGCTGAGTTCTTCACCATCTCAAAATACTGGAAAAGGGAATTGTTCCACGGCACAATGATTGCCTTAGGGTATAATGTTTTGCCAAGCCAATCAGCCAAGCCGACCATACCTAATTCAACTTTGTCGTTTTTCTGCAACTCAATCCAAAAGTTTTTAACCGTGGCAAGGTCTTCCAAGTGCGTTTGACTTCCCCGCCAGATTACCCGTTTCTTCGCGTCTATTAACTTATCCCTTTTCACGGGCTGCATCGGTGTTACGGTAAAATCAATCGCATTAGGTACAATCGTGATCTTGTCTTTATCGTAAAACTGGGAGTAAAATTCCTTTAGGTACGGGGTTGACGTCATCACCCAGTCAGCGTATTTAAAAGCCTTTTCGACTGATTCCTTTACCTGAGGCTTATTAAAATGTTGGCTTGCTGGATTCGCGGCGCTTACCTCGTGCAATAGGTCGTCATGGTCTAAGATAATTTTCTTACCCATTCGTTTGACCTCGTTTATCATTCCAAGTAAGTCATTACCGTTGGCACGCTGGAAGATAACAACATCGACGTCGTAAAAATCGTACCACTTAACCGTGTCAGGATTAATCATTTTAATCGTGAACTGCGGGAAAACTTCCCGAAGCCTGATAAATGGATTAACCGTTCGATAGTAGTCGGTCGTTGGGCTGCTAAGATTGCAAACAATGCCTATTCTCATTTATGACGGTTTTTGTAGGAATCCAATAATACTTCCAGCACCAACTCCATTGAGTGCTTGCGCCCTGTTGCCTTCCATAAATCGTATTGAATGTCAAGGAGCCGCTGCCTTATAACCTTATTTCGAAAGGTTACCCCGTACATTTCTTGAGGTTTCGTTGTGTTCATTTTTTTTAAATTATTATACAAATATAATATTATTTTTTTAAAATTGGGGAAATAAATCCGCGTTCGCCCTCAGACACAAACATTGAATGCCGATACGTCTTTGATAAATGACCAACGCTTATTTTATTATCCGATATAAATTTCATTAACGGGTGTACCGTGTTGTTCCAGTCAAACAAATCTACCCATTTATCTGGTGAATATATTTCCCCTTCCCGGTTTAGGTCAACTAAGGATAAATCAAACTTGCCGCCTATCTTATGCAGTAAAGAGGGTTTAAAGAACTCGCAAGAACCACGCAACCAACCAACAGGATCTCCGCATGAATTACTAAGTATTTCCCAATCCTCGTTCATAAAGTGAATGATGTTGCCAAACCATTTATAATTGTGAATAAAATTGTCATCATGGGTAAATAAAAGCAAATCGTATTCCGTAAAATTGTGTTCTTCAAGCCATTGATTAGAACAACCCCAGTCCCCGACTGTGTTTGGATATTCCTTATAATTCCAACCCAGTTGTTTAATCTGCTCAATGGTTGCAATTTCTTTATAAAGAATGGTGTCCAATTCCTTTAGGTTTAATCCCGTTTTTTCTTCCTTTGAATATTTTGGGTCACGGTGTGAAATGCAAAACAAATCGTACTGCCAATCTTTGACCACGATTTGCCGTGCAACTGATTCATAAAAATCTAAGGGAAAGTGCCAACCTGAGGCAACAACGGCTAATTTCATAACAGCAAAGATAAAGAAGGAAAGTCCTCGTTAATCGTAATAAAGTTAATGCCCGATGAATT